TGATGGTACTGTAAACGTTGCTAATAGTAATGGTCTTCCAGATGTAAATGTTCCAAAGACAGATAAAATTGGTTTTGATAGTGAGGAACTCATCTTCCGTGATTATGAGTTTACTGCAGATGAACTTCCATCTTTCCGTTATTTTAGCATCAAAGTCGTTGGAACATCTACAAATGAAGTTTATCCACCTAGACTGAGAGATTTAAGAATCATTGCACTTGCTTGATTATGCAATACACAAAAGTTGAAGGACATATGAACTTAGTCAGAGATGAAGAGACTAAGGCAGTGATTAATGTTAATGTTAGTGAATATCAAAAATATTTGGATCAAAAGAGCACCAAAGAGAAAGAGATTGAAAGAATCCAATCTTTAGAATCTGAGGTTACTGATATTAAAACCGATATTGGAGAAATAAAAAGTCTCTTACACCAGATCATAACACGGTTATAAAAGGATTATAGATAATAAAGGGAGACTCTAAAAAATGGCACAACCATCTACAAGGCAGGGGTTAATCGATTACTGCAAGAGGCAACTGGGATATCCAGTGCTGGAGATTAACGTCGCAGATGAACAGATTGATGATCTTGTGGATGATGCGATTCAATATTTCCAAGAAAGACATTTTGATGGAGTATATCCAACATTTTTAAAATACCAGATTACTCAAGATGATATTGATAGAGGTAGAGCACCTAACACAAGCACCTCTGGTTTAGTCGGGTTAACGACAGATCATACAGTTGGAGTTACAACTCAGTTTGCATGGAAAGAAAACGCAAACTATCTTTATATTCCAGAATCTGTCATTGGGATAACTCGTGTATTCAAGTATGATGGTAGTAATAGCATCACAAATAACATGTTTAGTGTTAGATATCAGTTGTTCTTGAATGATATCTATTATTGGGGTTCTACGGAACTTCTCACTTATGCAATGACAAAGACTTATCTTGAAGATTTAGACTTTTTAATCTCCACTCAGAAGCAGTTTAGATTTAACAAGAGACAAGATAAACTTTTTATTGATGTTGATTGGGGGGCATTATCCGTTGGTGATTACATAGTTATTGATTGTTACAGAGTGCTTGATCCCTCTCAAAATACTCAAGTTTATAATGATTCATTCCTTAAAAAATATCTTACTGCTTTGCTTAAAAAGCAGTGGGGTCAAAACATGATGAAATTCCAAGGAGTTAAACTACCAGGTGGAGTAGAACTTAATGGAAGACAAATGTATGATGATGCAGTGAAAGATTTAGAGGAAATAAAAGAAATGATGTCAAACACATATGAACTTCCACCATTAGATATGATCGGATAATAATATGGCACTTAATCCATTCTTTCTTCAAGGATCTCCCACTGAACAAGGTCTGATTCAAGACCTAATCAATGAGCAACTAAAGATGTATGGTGTTGAATGCCATTATCTTCCAAGATCATATGTAACTCAAAAGACTATAATGGAAGAGGTGACAACCTCTAAGTTTACTAATGCAATACCAATAGAAGCATATGTAGACACTTATGATGGATATCAGGGGCAAGGAGAACTTTTAAGTAAGTTTGGCATCCAATCAATGGATGATCTTACTCTAATCATTTCTAAGGAAAGATTTGAACAAAAGGTTCAACCAGTAATCAAAAATGATCCAACTGGTATTCTTTCAACTCGTCCCAAAGAAGGCGATTTAATCCATTTTCCTCTTGGAGATAGATTATTTGAGATTAAGTTTGTAGAACACGAACAACCATTCTATCAACTTCAAAAAACATACACATATCAACTTAAGTGCGAACTCTTCAGATATGAAAATGAACTGATTGACACTGGCATTCTTGAAGTTGATGATAATACAGAAGAAGAAGGTTACATTCAAGAACTATATTTGGTTGGAGTTGGTACAACAGCAACTGCTATTACTGGACTTGTTAGTGGAGCAGTTCAGCAAGTATTCATCAATAATGATGGATATGGATATACTTTACCACCTCGTATTGTTATTGGAAGTCCCGTATCCAGTGGAACAACTGCGTCTCCTGTTGCAATAGCAAATACAAGTGGAGGATTAGATCAAGTTCAGTTCATCAATCCTGGTGCAGGATACACAACGGCTCCAGTTATTATGTTCTTCCCAACCTCCAGTGGTGGAGGTGCTGGTGCAGCAGCAACATGTGGAATCACTACAAGTGGTGTTGGTGTCGTAACGGTAACCAATCCAGGTGCATACTATACTACAACTCCAACAATCACATTTAGTAATCCTTCAGCAGGAGCAGGTCACACCAGAGCAACTGCTGTTCCAGTAATGTCTAATGGTCAAATACAAAGTATTAGACTTACAAATGCTGGTTATGGATACACTGAACCACCAACAATCACAATCTCCGCACCTTCAACCGTAGGTCTTGGCACTTATATCTTTAATGAGGAAATAGTTGGAGCAGCATCAAGTACAATCGCTCGTGTTAAGACCTGGGATTCTCCATCAGGAAGAGTTACTGTTGGTATTGTTACTGGAAACTTTATACCAGGTGAACTTATCACAGGAACAGAGTCTGGTGCTCAGTATACCTTGAAACTCCAAGAAAAAGATAACGTGGTTGATGAATACAATCAAAACAAAGTTATTGAGACTGAAGCAGATGGTATTTTAGACTTTACCGAAAGAAATCCTTTTGGTGAGGTATAAATTTGTTAAATAGTTATTAGTAAGGTTATTATCAGATGTTTGAGTATTTTTATCACCAGATTCTTAGGAAAACTGTAATTTCCTTTGGAACTCTGTTCAACAACATTTACATTCGTAACACTAATAGTAGTGGAGTAGATGTTAGTGTTATGAAGGTTCCTTTGGCATATGGACCAACTCAAAAGTTTTTGGCAAGATTACAACAATCTGAAAACTTAAACAAACCAGTACAAATTTCGCTTCCTAGATTGTCATTTGAGTTTACCAGTTTAACTTATGATCCAGCTAGGAAGGTCACGACTACCCAAACATTTCAATCGGTAAAGAGTTTAGGCGATAAAACAGCAACTAAAAAAGTTTACATGCCAGTTCCATATAATATGGAGTTTGAGTTGTCAATCATGGCAAAGCAAAATGATGATTGCCTACAAATACTTGAGCAGATTTTACCATATTTCCAACCAGCATACACAATGACAGTAAATCTGATTAGCGATATTGGAGAGAAAAGAGATATTCCTGTTATTCTTGATAGAATCTCAATGAGAGATGATTATGAGGGTGATTTTACAACGAGAAGAGTTATTTACTATACACTAACATTTACTGCAAAAACATATCTGTTTGGTCCTGTTAACAGTGCATCTGGCATTATTAAGAAGGCAACCATTGATTACATGAATGATATTGATCCATCACATGCAAGAAGAGAACAACGTTATAGTGTTGCACCTCGTGCTGTTCGTGACTACAATACGGATCAAACTACAACTATTATTGAAGATCTTTCTACAACAGAAACACAAATTAATGTAAGTAGTGTTGCTGGTTTATCTGAGAAGTCGTACATCAATATTAATGGTGAACAAATGAGAATCACTAAGATTGATGGCACTAATATTGTTGTTGAAAGAGGAAAAGATGGAACGGTTGCTATTGAACATCCACTAGGATCTTACGTTAACGTTGTTAACGTAGCAGATGATGCATTGATTGAAGTTGGAGATGACTTTGGATTCAATGAAACTCTGTCATTCTTCCAAGATTTTAGAGAATACAGTCCTTCTCGTGGTGAGGATATTTAATGAAAAAAGAAACTTTTGATGATTTAAACGATGCATTTAACGTTTCAGCAGAGATTGTTCCCAAATCTGTACAGTCTGAAGTAACTGATATCCTCAAAAAAGAAGCAAAGGATAAAACAGATATTCAAAGAGATTATGAATATACGAGAGGAAACTTATACTCATTGATAGAAAAGGGACAAGAAGCAATCAATGGTATTCTTGAACTTGCCCAGGAAAGTGAAATGCCAAGAGCATATGAAGTTGCAGGTCAGTTGATTAAAAGTGTTTCAGATGCAACTGATAAGTTAATGGATCTTCAAAAGAAACTTAAAGACATTGAAGAAGATACTCCAAAAGGACCAACAAATGTCACTAATGCACTTTTTGTTGGTTCAACTGCAGATCTTCAAAAGTTACTTAAATCAAAGGATCTAAATAGTTAAAAACCAGTCATCATGGCAGCAAGATCAGTAAATCTCACACTAGAACAGGGAACTGACTTTACTACAACTTTCACCATTAAAAATCCTGATGGTACAGTTTTACCTTTAAGTGGATATTCTGCTGTAGCTAAAATGGGTAAACACCCATCTGCTACTTCAACTACTGCTTTTACAGTAAATATAACTGCTGCTGTTGGTAAGGTTACCATAACAATGACAAGTGCGACCACAGCAAATTTAGATCCTGGAAGATATTATTATGATCTTGTGATTGAAAA